TTACTTACTGAGTAAGAAATGAAGGTTAACTCTAATATATTTTAAAAACTGCTGCTCCGTTTTAACATGTAATTTTCGCATAATGCTCCGGCGGAGTGACTTTGTCTGCTCTTCAGAAAGTGAAAGTAAAGCGGCCGTTTCGCTTAAATGATAACCGCTGGCGATCAGTTTTAACAGGTGACGTTCTGTTACTGAAAAATGACGAGTCGTGCAGTAGTGGCAAATGCCAGAAGGGACGCTATGTCGAAGCGCTCGCTTATGTAAGATCAATATCATTTTCCGGGTAATTTCTTCAACATCATCTTCCCGATAAATATGCGGCAGCATATACAGACATGGTCTGAACATGAGCTTTTCTTTATCGCATTTATTACAAATAATCACCCGTAGCTGATGTTGGGTATGCATAGGTATCTGATAACAGCCTGCGCTGAACCAATCATCATCCAGGGCCAGGAAAGCGATATCGGCATTATCTATCTCTTCTGGCGGCAGAAAGTCAATTTTCTGCTGCCATTGATTCGCCAGACGCGTCATGATGATTTTCAAACCATGCTCAAAGTGACTGTTTTGTTCCTTAATAGCGATACTCAGCATGAAAAATATCCTACACGGCAGGTGAATCATGGTGAAATATTAAAGAAACTGATTGATTATCTAAATACTGGCGGCCTTAATTCCCACTTTATGCGTGCTGAGATGTGTCCAGGCGATTTCCTGGAACCTGGCATTGCGCCAGAAAAGACGATATTCGTACACTTAGTCAGCAACCAGAACAAAAGCCATTGACTCAGGAGTACCTGACCGTATAATTCTCGCGTTTCGTCTACACGAAGTCTTCACTTCACAAGGCGCCCTTAGCTCAGTTGGATAGAGCAACGGCCTTCTAAGCCGTGGGTCGCAGGTTCGAATCCTGCAGGGCGCGCCATTATATATCAACTGGTTACGCCTCTTTAATTACCTCCTTATTTTCCATATGGGACATATTTGGGACGTCATCACTGAAAATCGAGTCAATTTGCTTTGCGTGTTCCGTTAAATGGTTCGGAGCAAGGTGAGCATATCGGCGCACCATCTCGATGCTCTCCCATCCTCCCATTTCCTGCAGAACAGAAAGCGGCACTCCGGACTGAATGAGCCAACTGGCCCACGTGTGCCTCAGATCGTGGAAGCGAAAATCCTCAATTCCGGCCCGGCGGCAAGCTGCATTCCACGCCCGCTGATCATCGACGCGCATCTTTCTCACGGTTGGCGTCTTTGAACCATCAGGCCGGATGCCTTCTTTCGTATGCACGAACACCCATTTATGATGCTTACCAATCTGGTCACGCAATACCTTACAGGCAGTGTCATTTAGCGCTACGCCAATAGCGCGGTTTGACTTGCTGTCTTCAGGGTTCACCCAGGCAACACGACGCTGCATGTCGATCTGTTGCCACTCCATATTGATGATGTTAGACCGCCTAAGTCCCGTTGCCAGCGCAAATTTAACAACAGATTTCAACGGTTCCGGACATTCTTCAATAAGTCTTTTTGCCTCATCACGCTCAAGCCATCTGACGCGCTTGTTTCTGACAGAAGGAACCTTGATTACAGGCGCTTTCTCCAGCCATTTCCAGTCACGTTCTGCCGCCCGGAGAATGGCCTTCATCAGTGCGAGGTGCTTTGCCTTTGTCGATGTAGTGACCGGTTTAGCTGAATAAACTGGCACTGGCTCTCCATTCTTTTGCGCCGCGGCAGCTTTTATTTTCCATATCTCAAGCTGCTTGCGGTTGCTCATCTTGTTTACTGCTAAGTAAATCTTTTGCTCGGTTACATCCTTTAACCGTACTCCCTCAAAATGCGCCAGCCAGAAAGCCATACGGCTGCGGTCATCTTTCAGTGATTTCTTCTCTGCCTTTTCCTCCAGCCAGCGCATGCAGGCATCATCAAACGTTACGTCAGGAAAATCGCCAAGCCTGTCTACTCGCCACAATTCAGCCTTGCGCTTGTCATGTAGCTCAGTAGCGAGCCGCTTGTCGGAAGTCCCAAGGCTTTCCTTAATTCGCTTCCCGCCCGGCGTCGAGTAGGACGCGTACCATATTTCACCTCTGCGGAAGATGGACATTTTCTTTCCTCTTTTATGTCATCACCCGCGCTCACCTGGACAGTATGCAGCGGAGACTGAAGCGCCGCAATGCAGGCTTGTCGTGTGGTGAGGTAAGGGGATTTCGGTTTGGTGGGGTCTTTACGTGTTGCCTGTAGTCGGCCTGTGCGAATCCAGTTGGTGGCGGTAGGTCTGGATATCTTGAGAAATGCACAGGCCTCATCGAGTGTGAGACTGTGTGATTCCATAGTTACTCCGCTGTTTCTTCTTCATCTTCTTTTGCGTTAGCGATGTCGTAGAATTGCCCGTAAGTTATTTTCTTGAATGCATCAGGGATAACAACTTCGCCATGCTGCTCTTCTTTGTTATTTGGTATTGCAAAAATAAGACAATCATCGCGGTGCGGGTGCTTGCCGCCGTACGTTGATAACATAGCGAAACCAAAGCCACGCCCAGATTGACAGCCAATTCCTGTGCGCATAATCCCGTAATGATTAGCGATGTAGTCATTCCACTCAGGTAATGCTTTTAGCTTGACGTTAGCTTCGTGGATAACTGCATCAAGCTCCTTGTTATATGCACGGCCTTCTTTTGTATTTCCCTTTCCCCGTGCTATCACAACTCGCTTCCCATTCCAAAAATCTTCACGCTTGATTGTTATCTGGCATGGGAATTCATATCCTTTTTCCCAAACGAAACTTTGCAGCAAGCCACCTCTACCACCCCAATTACGAGTTGTTGTCCATGCTATAGCACCAACCTGTTCTGCTGCGGCTGGGAGGATAGAATTACGTTGTTCGTTAATGGTATCGTATGAACTGATAAGTTCCTTAACATCATCACCTTCAACCATGTAGTAATCGTAATACTTGCTCTGGTCTGACATTATCTATCTCCAATAAAAAAACCGCCGCAGCGAGTTCAGATAAAAGAAATCCCCGCGAGTGCGAGGATTGTTATTTTTGCGGTGCTGAGAGCCGAGCTGCTGCGCTTCAGCATCTGTGGACTCTCCCCATAAGCAAACAAGCACCCCGAAGAGCGCTTGTTTTATCTTTCAGCATAAGATAGCTATGTGCTGAATGACATACGAACGTATAATCTTCGCATGAGGTATGTTAAAAGCTATCGCATCATTGGAGTTTGAAGTTGTCGATATCATCTACAAATTCCAGATACCCATCTTCAACGCTTTTTAAAACAAGTAAATGCTTAATTCCCTCACTTAATGAGGTTGGCCTTTCAAGCACAAACTCGAACCCATCCTCGTAAATTTTGCCTAACCAATAACCACCACCATATTCCTTAAGCCTTTGAAAGAAAACATATCCTCCAGGCTTGAAATAATTTAGTGTCTCGTCTCTATAAACGATTTGGTAGTTAGGTACTTTGCCACCCATTTTAGCCACCATGAATACTGTATTTTCATACAGTATAAATTAAAGCAAATGCTGGTCAATTTTAAAGGGTGAAATATCACTTCACCTCCTGCGGCGGCTCCGGTAGCGGCATCCAGTGGGTTACTTCCTTGAGGTGTAGGTCATTACCATCACCATCATCCCAACAAGGCTTCTCATCATCAAACCAGTCAGCATAAATTCCCACCTGAACATTAGGAATGTTTGCCAGATAATGTGTTCCACTAAAATCGCCAGCTAGTACATATTCACGATCCGGCATTCGCTCACTACAGCTTATCCAACCGCCCGGACTTACCGGAGAGTTCCCATTCACATCGAAATTTGGCTTTGCGTCCTGAACCAGAAGGATGTAACCGTTCTTGGCTGTGTCCAGTTCTGATACCTCGGTGACAGTACCGAAATAGCGATTCCCGGCATCAGCATCACAAGTGCTTACATCAATGGAAACCTCCATGCCTTCGATTAATTCTGGCAAGTTGTAAGTTTGGCTTACAGGTTCTGCTTCCAGCGATGCCAGAGCAATCCGTGCCAGTTCTTCCACTTCTTCTGCTGGCAGTACAACGTTGCTACCAGGTCCGTATGTTTCGCGCCACTGCTTGATTGTCAGTAGTCGCTCTTTGGTAATAGTGATCATGCCGCGTTTCCTTCTTTCTTATTAACAATTACACCGTCATATATTTCATTAAGGTGCCCTCTCAACTCCATGCGCCTTAATGCAGATAACATGTAATCGCATTCAACCTGCTTATTTCCAGTAAATGGCTTATCGTCAGGATTACCCCAACAGCAATTACCCTTGGGCCACCCATGTACTTTCCGTACTCTTCCGTTAACAACGTGAAGTAATCCCCAGCCAGGTGGTAAATCCTCAATTGAAATAATTCCCGGCTCACTAATAAAGAATCGCCAGTCGCCCATTCCAAGAGACGGATTTTTACGAAAACGCTTTTTTCTATCTGCCAACAAGTCAGCACGAGAACACTTCGCCTCTATCAGGCATGATGCTGAATTTCTGAATCCCATAGCATCTGGCTGTTCTCCGGTACTGGTTACAGCTATAAAGCGGTCATGAAAACAAACCTTGAACCCGTTGCGCTTAAGGAACTTGTACGCAATCTGACAGAGTTCGCGGTGTGTTAACGCCATATCACTCTCCTTTGATGCGAATGCCAGCGGCGCGGCAGGAGTTCAAGCGTTGCGTTTCTTCGCGAATTACATCAATGCAGTCCTTCGAATCCATCAAATAGTCTTCGCCAAATAGCCGATCTTGCTCTTTTTCTATTGCCGAAATAAACGCTTTAGCCAGATCATCCGGCACTACCGGCGCTGGCGGGGCGTGGCGATACAACTTAATCACGCGCCGAGGGTCAGCATTCGGTGAGATAGGGTTGGCTTTAAATAGGTATCCGCAACCGTCTTTTTCAACGCTACGCAGCTCTTGCTCGTCAGTCCACCCCACGGGCTCGCTGTCCATTGCAGCCTTGCGGCGCTCCTGTAGCTCACGCAGGGCCAAAATAATCCTGTCGTCTTCTCCTGCATTAGATTTTCTATTCTCGTAGCGATCCTCAACAACCGCCAAGACATATTCCAAAACGTCGTCTGTTAGTTCGTTATTGGTATTAGTGGTCATGGGTTAGTCCTCAACGTTGATATCAACGGTCACTCTCATTCTCCCGGCAGAAACCTCAAAGCCTGTGACATCTGCATTAAGCATGTATTCAGATATAACCAGCGCAAGCAGTTTTAACTTCGCGTCTGTATCGTTACCGTTCAATTCTTCAAGAAGCTCAATAACTGGCTCCATATGTTCACCCATTTTCATGCTCACTCCCCCTTAACCTTGATGTCATCGGCGTCTTGTGCACTAACTATTTCCGCCGCCTGACCGAAAGCGGATACCCACTTTCTCGATTCTTCCAGCGCCAAATCAGGGCGACCTTGCAACAGGCAGCCAACGATATAGCCGTGCGCACCTATGGCTTCTGTGATGAGCTGAATTCCCGTTGGCGTGGTTTGGCTTTGGTTGGCCTCCAGCGTCGCCAGTCGTTCTTCCACCACATCAACGGCGTCAGCGAAACCAAACATATTGCTCCATTCTGGACGCTCTCCTGTTGCGGCCTGGTACATATCGGCCAGTGCAGATTCAGCACTATCACGCTCATTGATAAGCTGCGTCTCGCTGCGTTCGAGTTCTGCGATGCTGCGTTCTGCGGCCTCCAATTTTTCACGCGACTGTCGCATATCATCACGCAGCGCCAGCGCTACGGCCTCTGTTGCGTCTTTTCCCCGCTGGAGTTGAATATTCTCGTCAAGCAGCGCCAGCGCGACTTTCGGGTTAAATGCAGCAATAAATTCAGCGTTGGCCTCAGCATTCGGCTGACAATCAAACCCACCCCACTTAATAACGTTTTCACAGCGCTTATCTCGCGGGGTGTGGATAGAAAAAGTTTTAGTATCGATATCAGAAAATAACGTCCAGGGCCCTTGTGTCGCCCTCTCCGCCACTTCACGAAGCGCACGTTTGTCGATGTTCATACCGCACCGCCTTTACGAGGTTGGGCGGCGAACTCGCAAACTGTTACACCGCCTTCTTCTGTGTAATCTGCTGACGAGATATGCAGACCATGAACAATGCTGCCGTCGTCACGTTGAATGTTGCCAACCCACAGCAGTCCGTCAGTAAAATCACCGTACCCGGATTCATGACCGTCACCACATTGTGAACAAATTAACTCAATGTCCGATGGCTCAAGGAAAATTTGTTGAGGGACAAGCACGTAACCATCAGGGATTGCACTTGCCCGCACTTCAGCCAGCGCCGCGTATTTAGCCTCAAGTTCCGCATAATCACTATGACGCACCATATCAGTACAGAATGATTCTCCTGTTATTGGTGGTGATAACTGGTCACTGACAATCGTGTATATTTTCACTTCTTTCATTTCTTCCAACTCCGCAACATTGCATTCAGATATTTGTTTTCATTCACTGATGGAAAACTCTTTCTCGCCAGCATTTCTTCGCGTGGAATATCGTTGATTGGCTTGAAGCGGTGTCGAATAATCATTTCAGATGGCAGGATACCGGGGTCGTAGGACAAACCTCTCATGATGAATTCCTCAGTTATTGCTGATAGCGCCGTAACGCGAACGGTAATCACGAAGGCGCGGGTCTATTTCAATGAATTGGGTGTAAGTGGCTTTGCGGAATGGCCGGATGGATGTCTGGTAAATTCGCTCGCGTTCTTCTTTCTCTGCAAGCCATATACAGTGGCGAAATTCCTTTTCCTCTTTCGTTTCCTGCGGTAGTGACATTATCAGGTCGTAGTTTTTTCTGAATTTATCCAGCACCTCCGAGACGGAATTGCCAGATAACCGGCGCGGGTCGTCCGCACCATATAGAGGAGCTGGCATAATTTACTCCATGGTCGGTTATCCGAATAATGTGGTAGGTATAGGGTTATTTCTTTCGTAAACGTGATAGCCTGCTTTTTACCGACTCTTCACTTCGCCCGAGAATTTTTGCTACATTTCTTTGTGTATAGCCTGATGAGATAAGCGTCTGCATTCTTTTGTCTTCGTCTTCGCTCCATCTTGGCTTAACGAATGCCGTTTTTAATGACAGTTTTTTTGCTATGTAATAAAACTGATTTATGTTTAGGCCCAGATGTTCTGCTGCACGGCAAGCCACCATGCGGCCGCAAACTGATTCCATCTCCGCTGGAGTTATATTTAATCTTCTCATTAAGCCGCCTGTTTAAGCTCATTTATCCTGATGTTCATTACCTGAACGCATTTAGCCTGCGCATCCTCGTTGCCATCCATTAATTGCCAGTCACGCTGATAACGCTCGATGAGTTTTTTCTTGTCAGTTTCTGTTGATGCATAATCGCTGAAGTCTTTCAGTATTTGCTCGAAGTCAACTGATGGAGATTTCTGGTTGGTATTTTCTGGTGATGGTTTGTTATCTGATGCTGGGATTGCCCATCCCGGAAGCGATGGAGGGAGCCAGTAAAATCCTGTTCCATCCTTCAGTTTGGCCCTGTGCCATCCTTGTTTCTTATCACTGGATATCTGCGCAAAACCTTCCTCAAGGTTATAGAGATACCGACCAATTCCCCACTGAACGGCAGCACGCTTCATTGCGCCAGAGCGACCGCCTTTTACGGCTTCTACCTGTGTGTTTTCAGCAGCATCCCATTTAGTTACCCATTCGGAATCAATCTTGATTGATATGCCGCATTCAACGCCACCGTTGTTGGGAATATCGCGGTATTCATTACGCCATCCCGCTTTGCCGCAAACATCGTCCAGGCGTTTCATGATTGCCCTGTTTGTGACATAAGCCAGCACCAAAGCCCACACTTTGCCATCGCGTGTTTTACCGCTTTGCTGTATTCTCCACTCGATATCTTCAGGATTGAATGGGGCGTCGAATTTATTCAAATCCATAATTCACCTCAGAATGGTAATTCGGAAGGATTAGCCAGAAATTCACCTTTGTTTATTCGCTCGTTTTTGGCTAATGAAAGGCAATTTCTTTTCATCGATTTATTACCTGACTTGCGCCAGTACATTGCCTCTGTCAGGTGATACTGACGTTTTAACCTGCTCAACTCCGGTGTCCTTGCTAAATCCACTGGTATCATTTCAACCTCCATTCGCGAAAGGCTTCTACAGCTTCGCGATACATTATTTTGTCACCAAGATAAACAGCAATTGCGAATTTAGACTGAATAGCCATAAGTGATTTATCCATTACACGGCACTCCTGGTTGATTCAGGATATCGACCAGACGTTTCCATCCGGTTCGTAATTTTCTGGTAATTCTGTCGAGAAGTGATTCAGAAGGGCAGCCAGCAATGGGCCACCCGGCAAAACGATATTGCATGGCGTGCTCCTTAGTTAATTTGCATAACAAAAATGCCTCGAATGAAGCGTTGTTGGTATGCGAAAAAAAAGCCGCCCTGACTGCGAGCGGCAAATAACATCAAGGGATGATTTTTCGATTAACCAGAACGAGTCGTCGTCCTCGTTTGGTTACGAGCGATATTGCTCACAATGACCACTATTAAAATGGTCATTAGGTGCTTATTCGCTGACAAATTTGGTAAGACTTTCGTGTAGCGAAACCAGAATTTCATCATCAAACCCATCAAGTAATGCTTGTTCGATAAGTTTTATAATTTCTGATGCCTGCTCTTTATTTATTTCCATCACTCCTCCCCAAGAGCCTTGCTGATGGCTGCGCGAGCTTTATTGATTACCCCGTACCACTCCGGATAAGTCACATTGCGTCCTTCTGCCATCGCTTTTTCAGCCAATTGAAGAGCCTCGAGCAAATCAGGTGCTGCTGCTATCAGATTCATATCTTCTTTGCTAACGATTAGTGATGAGTGACCATCCTTCATGACATAAGAGTCGATGACGCCACCATCTTTACCTGTAGCTTGACTGCTTAATCGCAGAAAGCTGTTACTTGTCCACCATTGCCATGGTCCGGGTGTATAATTCATCTTCGCCTCTGTTATTTATGCCAAAAATAAAGGCCGACTATGCGGCCTTGATGTATGCAATTCCTAGAGAGAGCATTTTTTCAATATTTTCCGGCTTCACATTTGCGTCTGGGAACCATTCTTTGTGGTTCGATGACCACCACCAAACAGATTTACCGTCAGTCTTGAATTCAAGTTTCAGGTAGGTGTTGAAAATATGTTTCATATCTCACCTCAATCAAAATAAGCCGGAATTGATTTGCCGCGCTGCTTCTGTACGGCATGGATTTTGTTTCCAAGCGGGTTAGCGTCCCGGTAGTAAATGCGGTTCTGCTTAACCGCTGTTACTTCAACTTCCTTCTGACGCGTTCCGGCAAGCGAAATGGCTTTGGTAACGCGGTCAATTCTTTTGGCTTTAACTTCCTGAGAAGCATCAGGAACATCGCAGCCAAAAATTGAATCGATGATATTGCAGATGGTGTCGCGCTCTATGGCTAGCTTTCTGCGCCGCTCATGACGGCGAGTTTTAGCATTGCCCGCAAACGTTGACTTCCCATAGGTGATAACCGTCATGATTTAATCCTCATGTGAAATGGCTTTGGTGTTGCAGATAGCCAGGCGACTAACCCTGACCGCGTACTCATTGCCGAGCGCCTCCGCCGAAGAGGTTGGCTTCTACCTGCAACCCAAACCCATCTCGTTTGGTATCTTGTCGCGCTTTGTCAGCGCATCATCGAAGTTAAAGAGCGTTGCCTTTCCGTTTGGCTACCAGCGTCCTGCTGATGGCTAAACAATAGCATTGAGTATTATTCATATCAATACGTTTTGCTATTAATTAATGGTTTTTGTTATTATGTTGTTGATAGCAAAATGAATTTATTTTTATAAATCCTCTATGCAATACTGTTCTGAACAAAAAACGAGCGAGGAATCTGTGTGAAAAACGAGGAACTGGCGCAGTTGCGCTATCAGGAAATGTGCAGGATTGTCGGTGATGTCGTGTTTGCTATGGTTGCGGAGGGTCATGAGACCAAAAGAGTGGCTATAGCTGACGTTATTCGTACGGAGATAGCGAAAGGTCTGGATAAGTGGGATGACGACCAGTTGCAGTGCATGAAACTTGCCGTGAAGCTACTGGAAGAGTAG